GAAGGTCAAGGAGGCTTGCCGTCGGGATCGTCAGTGTCACCTCCTCCTTCGCAACCGGCATCGTCATCATACCCCGGATTACGGATGCGAGGCTGTCCCCTGTAAGGATGGTTTCCATCCGGCTCTCCCTTGTACTTTTTCGTACGTGACAGCTCTGGACGCAGAGGACAAGAAGGCCAATGGCGGCAAGTAGCCGCACGGTGGACGACATTCTCCAAAAGGCCGATACGGGAGTATAACTTTTCGTTGTCATTCCTCAGTTCTATTAGTGTACCGCGCATGTCCTCGTACATGGCCTTGTAGGTGTCATGCACCTCTTTGGCCGTACGGGCTTTGCGCAGGGTACGGTTTACGAGCCATCCCACGCCGCCGCCCAAAAGGCCGCTCGTTACAAGCAGTTGGAATATTTCCGCCCAGTCTCCGCTCATCATGGTTTGGCCCGTTTTACCTATCTGTTACACTTTAGCTTTACTTTTACGGCGGAAAAGGCCGATAACCCATTCGATGAACCCCGTATCCGCGATACCGTTCGCTGCAAGGCCACTACCAAGCCCGTACAGGAGTGCGATATACCACTCGATCCCATCCAAGAATCCCAAATGTTGCCACCAACCCAGCATCGTAATACCGATGCCGACCACCCAGGAAACGATTTGTGTCACGATCCCTTCCATGCTGGGGAAAAAGCCTTTTACGATTTCCACTATGAGTGGGACCACGGCCACGATCGCGGAGAGAGAAAGGAATACGGCATCGTAATCCCCGGTGGTTTCCACTGCGGCTTCCGGCGCTGTCAGTGCCAATACCGGAAGGCTTACCATAAACGATAACATCATCCCTAGTAGGGACAGGATAAATTTCTGTTTCATGTTGTTTTTGTTGTTTTACTGGTTAATACCTATTTCTTTAAGCCATTTCTCTACGTCGAAGCTGGGGCAAGCTTTTGCCGCCAAAAAGTTATGCCCGACAATCCGGACAGAAGGAAAACGCCGGTGGAAGTCCTTTACGTAACGCTCCAGGGATTTCCGTTGCCAGGCCGTACGGGTGTCTTTCGGAGTTTTGCCATCCCGGGCCACTCCACCGACATATACGATATGGCGGCTTACGCTGTTGTAACCGGCGGCCCCGTTTGTCACCTCCCACGGATCCACATGTGCGTCCTCGTTGTTTTCCACCAAACGTTCTACTCCGCCGTTCAGATGGAAGAGGTCCGTATAACCGACCTGCTTCCAGCCGCGTCCGCCTTTCGATACAGGGGCCGTATGCCAAGAGCGTATTTCGTCCGAACTGACCTCACGCCCTTCCGGCGTCGCGGTACAGTGGATGACGAGATATTTCAGGGCAGCCATTATGCGCCGCCTCCTTCCGCTTCTTCGTCACTGGCTGTCTGCGTAAGGCCGATCTCCAGCGTCTTCGTCTTGTCCGCATCAAGCGCAACGAGAAGCGTGCCCGCCTTTTCCGCACCGGTAGTATTGATTTCAGCCGTTACCTTCAGGCCTTCCTCCGTTCCGACCGCCGTAAAACCTGCCGGGATTCGTACCACGCTGTAATCACCCGATGCGGTAATCACGATTTCCTTGCTTTCATCGGTAGCCTTGAATGATAGCTCGGTAACGTCCGCCGTCAAGACCTTTTCTACAGGGCGGAAAACCGGATCCTCACGGCTGTCCAGCACGACGAATTCCTCGCCGAAAGCGATGTTCGTATCGGCCTTCATCAGGAGCTTGAAGAAATACAGTTCGCTCGCTGCCGACCACTTGTCGATCTGGATCACATCCTCGTCGTCCTGGAGGTTCACGGCTGCAAACAGGTTACCGTCCACGCCCATTGAGCAGATTGTCGCAACGATAAGACCGTCAGGCCAGGAGTTCAGCGTCTCGATCGTGATACCTTTGTAGCGTTTCTTGTTGACATCCGTTTCTGAAGCGTTCTTGTTTTCCCGTTCGGTCAGTTCATCGTCATACTTGTCAAAGTCATCGATACTCATCAGGATACGGAGATTCGGGTTTTCACGCAGCGCCTTCGGAATAGCCTTGCGGACAGCTTTCAGCTTCCCCAGCATGGAGGGGTCTTCGGAGCTTGTCACAATAAGATCAGTATCCTTTGCGGCCTGCGTTAAGATTCCGTTAAAAAGATGGTCATTATCGCTGCCGAACTCGCCGTTGATGTAATGCCAGCCCAGTTCGAACGTCACGCTCTTGATCAGCTCTTCCAGAAGTGCATTCTGCGCTTCTGGCGGAAGTTCTGCGAACAAAAGGTTGCCTTTGGGCTGCCACTTACGCCAAACATGTTCGAAGGCACGCGGGTTGAAAACGGTAAAGGCCATAAAGTCTTCCGGATCCAGCGATTTCTCCGAATAGTTGAAATTGCCTTTTGAGTCTTCCAAAAGAGGGTTCTCTTTGCGTTTCTGCAACATCTTGCCGGTCTTGATACGCGGCAGGCTGATTTTCTTTTCTACACCGGGAATGACCATGATAAGGCCCTTTTCGACCAGGTCGTTCCCTGTGGTGGCAAGTACCAGGAGCTTCTCCAGTACTTCGCCGTTGTAATTCGTGTTCCTTACTACTATTGCCATATATTTCAGGGGTTATTTACGGTTCAAACCATCTTTGATCTCACGCATGCGCCGGTTCCAGGGGCTTTCTGTATCAGGATTTCGACGGATGTCTTCCATCACCTTGCGTTTCGGTTTCAAACGTTCCAGAGCCTTTTCGCCGTTTTCACGGTCCTTGTCCAGGAGATTCTTGTAAATCGGGCGGCTTTCGGCGTCGATACGGCCGTCACCTTCGGCATCGTCCAGCATCTTTTCCTTCGCTGCCTCGTCGTCAGCTGCCGCCTTGTCACGGAACGTCTTCAGTTCCCCCTGTGCTTCCTGAAGTTCCTTCTCGAGTCCGGGAACCTTTGCC